ACCTCTATGGGTTCATCATCAGCGAGTTCTACTACGTTGATGGTGAGCCTATGGCGACTCCTAAGTGGGTCAACTATGACGCCATCACGGTACGTACCGGTCCAGAAAAGTATGACTTCCGTATCATCGACCGTGCCAATGTTGTAGAGGTCGATGGTAGCTATCAGCCACCCAAGCCCGCGGATCACCGCGAGGTCAAGGTCACTGGCAAGACCGGTAAGATCTATACAGTTACAATCAAATCAGGCCACGCGGTCTGTCACTGTACCGGCTTCTCGTATCGGAAGACCTGCAGTCACGTTCAAGAGGCAGTAGCAGCATGACTAAGATACACAATGAATGTTCCTTTCTCTCAGAAAAAGGAATTGCTATCATCGAGAAAAAGTACAATGCTAAGTACATATTTGAGTCTTGTATCAAAGACTCACGTGGCAACTGGTGTGACTGGCCTTCGGCCATCTTCTATACCGAGACTCCACATCCCGAAGGATCCAACTACTTCGCCATCTATTACTTTGGTGGTTTAGCAGAAGCAAACATTCCTATGATTGCTAATGGGATCAGTGCGGTTCAAGGTTACATTTATGGTATTGATACCGGTGATGGTATCATCTATAGCCGGTATCGTCACGACTATCGAGTCCATAATGAGTGTATGGTAGACGGTGGCCGAGACTATCTAAGGTCAGACGGTAATGGAAAGTCTGCAGTTCTTAGAGTGGTCAAAGATAAATTAGTCAAAGCCGTGGACTATGCATACGATACAGGTTTGCCTCTTCAATAAATAACTGATCCAAGGAGGATCACATGAAGAAGTTTCTACTAGCATCAGCGACTATCTTAGCACTAGCCTTACCAGCTCAGGCACAACATCATCACTATCACGGCGGTGGCGGGGGTGGTGGTAACTGGGCCGGCCCCCTCATCGGTGGATTAATCCTCGGCGGTATCGTCGGTGGGGCTCTATCTCAGCCGCGCTACGCTCCACCTCCGGTAGTCTATACCGAGCCATATCCATACGCGTATCAGCCTGTATGCCGCCGTCGCTTTGTAGGGTATGACTACTATGGCAACCCAATGTTTAGGACTATCTGTGAATGATTAACTTTGGCTATCTACATTATTTGTTTATACGCTACTTTCCTATTGTAATGAGCGCTCAGTCTGCTGCTTTCTTGATCTACTATACTTTTATCTACAGCGGTACATCTATAGATGACATGAAAGAAACACTGACTGCGACTCTTATCTTGTCGACCGGAGGCTGGATTTTACTCTTCATTGCCGAAGAGAATCTGAGGAAGCTTATGAAAGCGGTCAATGAATTAGTCGAGAGCATCACTAAAACTCTCCAAGAGGCCGACGATGAAGATAGAAACCAAGTATGAAGTAGGCCACCTCTTCTGTGTGCCTAGAAGCTACAAGAAAGTCTATAAAGAAGAGGCTATGTTCGACGGCGAGTTCTGGACTCGCGAGATCTATAAGCTCGAGCCCATCGTTAAGTACAAAGAGATCGTCAAGATCGTAGTTACCGTAGACGCTAAGATGTCGCCATGGATAAGCTACTATGTAGTCGACGAAGGACTCTCTTTCGACATGAGCTCAGTATATGCTGAACATCAAATCACAAACTATACAGAAGAAGAAGCCTTAGCTATAGCCAAAGAATATGCCGATAAAAATGAAGAGTACTTTGGAAATTAATTCTGATTAAGTCTAGCTTTGGCCTGTTCAATAAAAGTCTGAATAGCTTTGATGTTACGACGACACTCCGAGTTATTACGTTCCATAAGAACTAAAAGCTTTGCAACTTCTACGTCGGTGAGTGTATCCGGATTAGGAAATCTTGGAACAACCGGACAGTTATAGAGTGACTTATCCGGTTCAACCACCATCATCTTTTCTTTAGTAATTAGTTGTGAAGTACTCGAGCAACCGGCTAGAGTTACCGCAAATAGTATAGCTAAGATCTTCTTCATTTTGAGATCTCCTTCAGTTGCTTGACTGTTATCTTTAGAACTTCTGAAGATGGCTTATCTGCTTTCTTAGTTAAAGCTGAGTCTAAATAATCAGATACCGTGTTGAGCTTGACTTCATAGGTCTTTCTATCTTCTTCATTCTGACGAATGATCTCTTCTTGCTTCTGACTTATAGAAGCTAGATCTTTCTTAAGCTTCTCTTGATCTGCAATAGATTGTTCGAGTTGTTTCTGGTTATATTCCATTAGAGCCTGCTGCTCTATGCTGTGTTTCCAGAAGAAATAAATACCAGTGATAGCCACCGCTGCGGCGATGTAAAGTTGAATACGACTTAGGCTTAATAATCCAAACATAATGATCCTCCCTTGAACAACTATATTTATGGAGAGACGAATGAATATAACTAATATAGAAGATCTAGATGATGGCGGCGCTATCATAGAGTTTGAGACAACCCAAGAAGAATTAATTGCTTTAGCAAAGATTGGTCTTCTTCAGGGATTAAAAGAAATGTGTGTGAGAGAACCTCGCAGTTTTGTTGACTTTAAGGAATTACGCAATGAAGGTTTTTATCGGAAAGTATCCGGACTGGATCGGCCCGTATCAGATAGCTGATAAGCTATTCTTCTGGCTTGATAAGTGGCCGAGCGACGAACTTGAGCAGCGCTGGGACTACCGGCTGCATGACAAGTTTGGTAAGTGGCTTATGGACTCTTGGGTCAATGACTTCTGTCACTGGCTGTATGGCAAGAACTCCCGCAAAGTAAAGATTCATATTGATAAATATGATACGTGGGGTATGGATCATACACTATCTCTTATCATAGTTCCAATGCTGAAGCAGCTCAGAGCTTCCAAGCATGGCTATCCACTTGCAGATCCAGAAGACGCTCCGCATATAGGTGTAGGTGACATTGATCCAAATGACTTGTCGGACTCTCTTGCTGACGCCCGATGGAATTGGATCATGGACGAGATGATCTGGGCACACGAACAAATCGTCGATGAAGAATCTAATAAGAACTACTATGTTCCATATGGTCCAGACGAGAAGCCCGAAGTGTCCGAAGGATTGCAGGAATTCATCACCTCTAAAGACATGCTTGAGATGGGTAAATTCGACAGAGAAAAGTTCGATGCCTATGAAGCTCGTATGAAGAACGGTCTAAGATTATTTGGAAAGTATTACAGATCGCTATGGGACTAATAAAAATAATAATAAGGAGTTCCAATGAAGACAGTCTATGGACTTAATGTAGAAAACCTTAAGGTATTACCGGAGAGAATGGTGAAAGAAGCAGCTGAATTAAATGTTGAACGCGATCCCGACAATAGTTTTACAAGATTATTAAAATCTGCAGAAGAGTTTAGAGACGCAGGTCTCACACCAGTTTTTCTTTGTGATGCCGACATGCGCAAGGTGTTGGTTACCACAAAGGAGAAGATGGAACGAAGGTTCCATTAGGTATACCACGGTATACCGCCAGAGACTAGCTAGTCTAGTATATATAATACAGGTATCGCCTCTAGGGATACCAATTAAACAAAACCTTGCTTATTAGGAGGTCTACATGACAAACTGGAATATCAATCACTACTTTCCCGAATTTGCTAAGCTCGATCGCTACATGATCGGGTCCGACAAGATGGCTGCTCAAATTAGTAAAGCATTCGAGCAGATGGGTAACACAGCAGTGTCTGCCTACCCTCCATTCAATCTCAAGAAGACCGATGATAATGTTTATGTTATTGAGATGGCTGTTGCCGGCTTTGGCAAGCAGGACATCGAGATGACTCTTGAAGATAACAAACTTATCATCAAAGGAAATGTATCCAACGACTCAAATGAAAAGACTGAGTCGATCTATAAGGGTATTGCCGAGCGTCCATTCAATCGCTCGTTTGTACTGAATGATAATGTTGAGATTAAGAACGCCCAGCTGATCAATGGTATGTTGAAGGTCTGGCTGGAACACATGATTCCCGAACACAAGAAGCCCAAGAAGATTGACATTGAAGAGACTACCGCGGCGGCTTCAACAAAATCAAAGCTACCACAGGAGTAACAGATGTTATCACTTTTTTCAATCGTTCTGCGTAAGTGGAATGAATATGCCACCTTTCGCAAAACGCAATATGAACTCAACAGACTTACTGATCGTGATCTTCGCGATCTGGGTGTTGCTCGTTGCGATATCGAGTTCATAGCCCGCAAGCATGCAATGGAGTTCTATAATGCTTCTCCTGCTAAGTAAGCTACTCGATGCTTTCATGAAAGCACAAGAGAAGAAGGCTGAGTACTACACTAGAAATAGATGGATGTAATAAATAAGGGGGAGTAACATCCCCCTTAAACATATGGAGCATACTATGATTACAAAAGAACAACTACAGAATTTCTTTGAAGACACCGATGAAGACGTTATTGATAGCTTCGTCGATCCACTAAACAAAGCAATGGAACATTTTGAGATCAACACACCAAACAGAATTGCTATGTTCTTAGCTCAAGTCGGACATGAGTCCGGCGGTTTAGTTCACGTTAGAGAAAATCTAAACTATAAAGCCGAACAACTCTCAAGAGTATTTCCTAAATATTTCCGTGATCACGATCCTAATGATTACGCTCGTCAGCCAGAAAAGATTGCTAACTTAGTATATGGCGGACGCATGGGTAATGGAACAGAGGAGACAGGCGATGGTTACAAGTATCGTGGACGCGGTCTTATTCAGCT